AAAGTACTCAACTCAAAACTCCGAACAAAATCGACCGTAGTAGAAAACGTAAAAGAATGCAAATGTGTGTAAGCATGAACCGTGCTAATATTCTGCTCCCTCGGTGCCGAGGAAGTCTCGATCACTGTCGTTTGTGCTGACGCCATTAAATGTATCGCCCTGAGCTTGTTTAAAGTCATCCAAGCCCAAAACAGATGCGGCATCCACCAAATTAACAGAAGCGAAAACGTCTAACGTTTGTGCAGCCAATTCATCTACGCCCACTTTCATATGATGCCATGGTAAATGGGTAGTGACCCCATATTGACGCAAGTTGAACATAATACGATTGACAGCACTCTGATGCTCAACCTCCAAAGGAGTCATGTACGAAAGCAAATGTTCGCCCAAATTGTAATTACGTTGAAACATTTCAAAATACCCCAAAGCAATTTCATTCCCCTTACCTCGTGTTAAATGACCAATTAATCGACGATATAGAATAATGGGGTTCTTATAACAGACGCCTCGAACGATTGAAAAAGAAACAAAGGAACCACGTTCACTCACTTCACGTTTCTCGACAATGTTCAGTCTATCACGTATCAACAGCCACTCAGGGTTTTCGACTAGTCCAGACCTTCGAAACAGATCATCCCCACCAAGAGCCATTGGCCAACCGGGCTGCATATTGTACTGCAAAGCTTCTTTGGCGCCTGTTCTCATTGTGTTAATCATATAAGTAAACAGTTCACCCGTCAAAGTCATAAGCTTCAGGTAATAAGCTTTAGTCTTGAAATCACACTTTGATTGCACATAATATTGAATCAAATCTTCAGGAATGTTGAAATGACCCATCAGGCGAACCATCAATTGTACAGCATGACCGGTGACGGTTGCATCCATCCCAGACACATCAGACATTTCATACGGTCCCTCAGAAAACATCGTGACAAACCGGGATTGCATCTCGTCAATTGAACTCTTGGCATGAATGTAAACATAATCAGGTAAATGCTCTAACAACTTGTCCAGCAAATAAACTCCAACTGCTCCCAGCTTAAACAAATATCGATCCGGCGCAACGAACAACGGTTGAAGGGGTTTAGCCTTTCCACTGACTTCCTCCTTCAACTTCCATTGTGTTTTCGCCGTCAAAATGGCTTCAAAGTCAGGTTGTGCACGCGGCAGACTCATTTTCTTCATCGCAGCAGATCTGTCAGCTCTCCTTTCTTGGAAAGTTTGGATCGCAGCTGAGTACTCCAACTCATTGAAGGCAAC